TTGGCAACATTGTTATCGTGTGGACCAGTGGTTAGTACCAGAAGTAATAGAAGGATATAAGATATGGTCAGGTGAGAAACATCCTTACCAAACAGAAAAAGAATATCTCAAGAACCTCCCCTCTAAATAGTTAAGAGGGGTTTTTTTATTCAATGGCAGGACTATCACCCAACGAGCTAGGAAAAAGAAATAACTTTGATATCTTCATTACAAGAATCAAAACTGGTAAGGAGTTTACCGTTGTTGAGGGTAATGGCACAAAAGTTAAACTTGATACAACCATAATTGAAGAAGTCAAAAATATTGATGATTTTCAAAAGTATAAACAGGGATCTAGCATTGTCTTACCAACATCCAATAGGAGTGAAATAAGACTCACACAAATCTATAAGGATTCTGAGTTTTCTGGCAGAACTCAAAGAACCACTGCTGCAGAAGATGCCGAGGTTAAGAGTTTAAATGAACAACTCGAAAAGATAATGATGGATAATGGTGTAGATTATGTTAAGGTAAAGGTTGGAAATAAGACATATGATGTTGTATCTGTTACAAGCACACCTGGAACTCCAAAGTCTGATTTTAGTTTCGTAGATGTAAATGGAAGACCAGTAGGTCATATCTCTCATAAGGATGGTTCAAATCCTAGAGGATTTCAACAATGGTCTGGAACATCACAGAGAGTTGAACCTGGTATATTTGGACATCGTGAGACACAAGACTTTATTAAAGAACTAAAACAGATGTTTCCGGATGGTCTTCCTCCTAGATCTACACTGGGAAGGAGGATTAAAGATCAACGATTGAAGAAGATGGCTGTGTATGGTTCTCAATTTGGAGTTGGTTCTGGTATTAACAATGTTGATGTGACATTACAAGGGACGGTCAAACTAGTCAAACAGGGGACAGTTTACAAACTGACCGGATCAGCCCATGAAAACGCCAATGGGACTATAATAAGTGGAGGTTACGAACCCATCTTCCTTGCAGTCTACAAGGGTGATAGAAATGACCACGGCATTAAGGATGCCAGAATCACCATCAATCCTAAAGAAGGCAGAACAGTCAAAGAGTACATATGAAAAACACACACCTGGAACACCTAGAAGACAACATCATGAATGATGGGTCTCAGGGCGGACGTGAGGCGATTGCATTTCTCCGATCACTTGGTGATATGTTGGATCAAGGTGCAGATGACACTCGCGTGACTGTGAAGTGGGATGGTGCTCCTGCAGTCATCTGTGGTATTGATCCACAGAAGGGTGACTTTTTTGTCGGCACAAAGTCTGTGTTCAACAAAGTGAGTCCAAAGATTTGTTACTCTGAACAGGATGTAGATAAGATCTATCCACCCGGACAACTTGCAGAGAAACTCAAAGCGTCATATCGATATCTCTCCAAACTTCCTATCCGTGGTGTGGTGCAGGGTGATCTTTTGTTCACTGACGACACGTATATTGCAACTATTGGTGGAGATCGTTGCATTGCTTTCACACCAAACACTATCACTTATGCAGTGCCTGTAAAGAGTCCTCTGGGACAGAAGATTCAAACTGCTAAGTTGGGTATCGTGTTCCACACCACTTACTCTGGCAGCACTTTGGATACGATGTCTGCATCTTTTGGTGCGAATGTCCCTGGTGATGCGGATGTGTTTGTTGCATCTGCAGAGTTCTCTAATGCGTCTGGTGAAGCCAATATGACTCTCACAGACAAAGCCAAGTACAACGCACTCATTAATCGCGCAGAAGGTTCTCTTAGACAGTCATCAAAGTTCTTGGACCTAATGAAGGGAAATGATAAGTTCTCCCTCAACTATATGTTTAAGATCTTTTTCAATCGTTATGTACGTGAGGGTAAGTCTGGAATGACTGTACGTAACACTGCAATGGATTTTGCACGATATTTCAGTAATGCTCTTGATAAAGAGATTGAATCGAAAAAGACAAAAAAGACACAAGATAAATACTTAGAAATCAAGACCAATGGTCTTCGATTTATATCTGCAAATTCAAATTCAATTTATATGACAATCGCGTCGTACTACAATTTGCAGGCAGCGAAACAGTTTATGATTGACAAGTTGCAGAAGGTAAATACCTTTGGCACTTTCCTTAGGACTGACGATGGTTACAGAGTCACTGCACCTGAGGGTTTTGTTGCAATTCGTTCTGGAAGAGCTTTGAAACTAGTAGATAGACTTGAGTTCAGTAGAGCCAACTTCACCGCAGCAAAGAACTGGGATAAACAATGAAAAGTTTTAGTAAATTTATTCTTGAGGTTGTCACACAGGCATCCGACCAGGCCAAGAAAATGGGTCTGCAGAGTGATGGTCATGGCGATTATTATGATAAGAGAGGTAAGTTAGTTGCTAAGACTGTTAACGGTAAACTGAAGTTTTTTGGTGATAGTCGTCCACCTACTCCTGATGAAAGGGGTGCGATGGCTGCACAACAACAGGTAGATGCAGAAGCCAAAGAGAAGGCAGAACGTGAAGAAGTTCGCAAGAGAGAAGGTGATCCTGCAGATCTGACAGTTGCATTCGGTCGTTTCAATCCTCCCACTGTTGGACATGAGAAACTTCTGAATCGTGTGAAGAGTGCTGCGGGTGAAGGTGAGTATTTGATTTATCCTTCGCGGTCTAATGATCCGAAGAAGAATCCTCTGGATCCTAAGACTAAAATCTCCTACATGCAGGCCATGTTCCCTGGTCATGCCGAAAAGATTGTTGATGACCCAGGTGCAAAAACTATCTTTGATGTTCTCAAAGGTGCTAGTGGTCGTGGTGCTAAAAGTATTAATATCGTTGTTGGTGCAGATAGACTCAAAGAGTTTGAGAATCTTGCAAACAAATACAACGGTGACTTATATGACTTTGATCGTATTCGCGTGATCTCTGCGGGTGAGAGAGATGCAGAATCTGAGGGTGTAGAAGGAATGTCTGCATCCAAATTGCGTGCTGCTGCAGTCAAGGGTGACTTTGAAACATTCCGTAAGGGTGTACCTAAAGCTCTGGATGATGATGGAGCAGAAAAACTTTACGGCACTCTTCGTAAGAGTATGGGTGTCAAAGAGAAAGAAGTTCAGAAGGAGATGTGGAAGATCGCTCCTAAGTTTGATTGGAAGAATCTTCGTGAAAACTATGTGAATGGTAATCTTTTTCGCATGGGTGACATCGTTGAGAATGATAATACTGGACTGGTTGGAAAGATTATTCGTCGTGGTGCAAACTATATTATCGCGGTGACTGAGGATAACATGATGTTCAAGTCTTGGATTAAGGATATCGCTGAGAAGTTCACCGATGTGTCTGGGGTTCCCGCAGATCAACGTTTGGTTGGTACTGATGCACATCGTGAGTATGTTCAAAGGCTTTCACATAATCCAGTTATCCTTAATTTTATAAATAAATCTAGGAAAAAACGTGCAAAGAGAAATGTTTCCAACTGATAGACCAAGTAAATTTGACAAGTCGTTAATGGATGCTTATTCCTCTGTTCATGAGGGTGTTAGAAAAGGTCACGCTGCTGGCGATTCTGACGTAGAAAAGCAAGCGTCTCAACTGGCTTCTGATGTTCGTTACAAGGCAAAGGGTAAGTTAAAACCCGGTGCAAGTAAGGAACAGATGATGAAGGTTTATATGGCAGTTCTTGCAAGTTCTCCTGCACCATCCGCAGTTAAAACTCTGGCTAAAAAGAAAATCCTTGGTGAGCAAGTAGAAACTCAACCTCAGATACCTCCACATGGAGATTCATTTAGACCTGGATCGGTGAAAAATCCACCAGCACCAGAACTTCCACCTGCACCTAAAGCCAAACGTAAGAAACCTGTGGAAGAGCAGACTGCTCAGGACTATGTAAATAGAGGTGGAGATCCTCAGCATATGGGAAGGGATCTTCCTAGTAGGATGAGTCCTAGTAGGAAGAGTCCTAGTAGGATGAGTCCTAGTAGGATGAGTCCTGGGAGGAGTCCTCAGATGGATTCTACCCCTGGCCCTAATTCTAGAGATAAGTACGGTAGAAGGATTACAGATAGTCAAGGCAATCGACTTCCTGGATCGAGACAGGGTGGGTCAGCGCGAGGCACAATCACTCCTGATTCTAAACCTGAACCTGCAACTGCAGCTCCACTAAAGAACAAAGTCAAACCACCTGCAACTTCAGCTCCACGAAGACCACGAAGAGATTCACGAAGACCGCAGCGCAACAGTCAGGAACCTTTAGCAACTCTTAACAGAGGAACGAAGGGAGACGGTTTCCTTGGACCTACCATATCCGCAGGTGGATATAGAATGGGTATTCCAAATCCATCTATAATTAGAAAAGAAGAACTTGATCCTGTAGGTCAAAGAGATGGTGATGTGAACGATGACGGAAGAAAAGATAAGACTGACGAGTATATCTACAACCGTCGCGATGCAATTAAGAGAGCCATCGCCAAGAAACGTGAGAAGAGTGGTAAGAAAGTAAGTGAGGGATACGCCAGTTGGAGAATGGATCTCAACTACTTTGAGGAAGAAGGAAAAAAGTAGAAGGGGCATCACCTAAATCACCCAACTGTGTGGTGATGCCCCCTAAGGACGATGATGATCCTGCATCGACCAAAGACGTAGTTACTAAGAGACAAAAACAACTTCTCAATCGTGAGGAGATGGATCTGAATCTTATTGCAGAATCTCTTGGTGGAGTTTTGTTGGAGGCTCCTAATTTAAAATCGATTGGATCAAATATATTCCGCACTATATTTGGTAATCAATCAGGTCGTACAAAAAAAGGATCAAAAACCGTGAGGACTGGTAGACCACCGGGAGTCGGTCTTGGTCAACGTGGAGCTAAAGACCAGTCAGTTACTCCTTCAGGCGGGGGATCTGATCGAGGCTCAGTTGGTAACGCCGCATCACAAAGACAGGTTAACCCCGGTCAGACTGCATATAATGCTAAATCGACAAGCACTAAGATCCCTAGTGGCAGCGGTGGCGATGCAGGTTCTGCCGCTAGAGCAAGACTTGTAGCTCCTAGATCTTCTGGTGCTAGTGTACTTAGATCACTTAAAGGT